ACAGCCTTAGCCTGCTGCCAAGGTGAACCAAGAATACCAAATATTCCATCTTCAACAAGCGGGACCTCTTCTTCCATATTACGAAGCTCGTTTGGATAATCAAAACCAAGTGCTTCGAGAGATGTTCTGTAGCTAACCATTCTGCGGTCAACTAGCTGGGCCAAAGTATTCATGTATAGGATAGTATCAAGTAAGATGCCTTCGTCCCAACGAATCTTAGGGAATCTTTCAAATCCCATAGCTTCAGCAATCTGCTGGTACTCTCTATAAATCCAACGTGTAACCTGACGTCTAGCATAGTCTATTTCTTCTTGTAAACCCTTAACCAACAAGTCTACCTCAGCAGCGTTCATACCACTACCACCATCTAATAAAGCTCTTGACATGGTAAGACCCGTAGTTAGATCATCATTAACCTGAGCATATTTGCCCTGGCCGAGGATTTTATCTATTTCGGGGGAAACTATCTTCTCTATTTGAAGCGTGTGATTCCAAACCACATCGAAGGATTTACTTGGGGTATTGAATAGCTGAGCTACTGCTTCTAACTCTGTTTGTGAGGTTACTGGATACTCGTCATTACCAATAGTAATTTTAAGAATATAATTACTAATACCGTCTAGTGTACTTAGGTCTGCTTGCTTTAAAGAGTTCTTGTAATCTATTGTATCAAAAACTCTAGTAGATCTAGGACGAGCATATCGTTCATAAGGTTGTTTCCTATATGTAATATGTCCTACTAATCTGTGGTCTAACTGATACTCACCACCCTTTGTGGCCGCATTTTTCAAATCGGCCGGCAGAGCTTTTATAAGTTCTTTCTCTTCTTCGGTTAATTCTGCTGTTGGTTTTTGCATCGTTTGGGTGAGTTCAGGTGGAAGTGTAATTTTTGTGGCCACTTTATCAAACAATAGATTACCATCTATAGTAACCAATGTAGGATTAAGCACTGTATAAGATACAGGAAGGTGGCCCTTAGACCATATATTCTTTTTAGCTGCCGTTTCTAAGCCGGCGGCTTTTTTATTAGTTTTCATCTTCTGTCCTGGGACAGGTGATAAATGAGAAACTCTAGGTTCGTATTTAGCTAGAACCTTATAAGTGGTTACATGTCCTACTTTGAAAAAGTCCAGAAAAATCCACTCTAAAACTTCATCAAGCCTGACATCAAATGTCCACACATCAAAAAATTGTTTAATGTTATCGTCGTCAATGTCATTCTCGAACCCTTTTCTGGCTAAGCCGGCCAAGACATTAGTAGCTGCTCCTACAGTAGGATCAACATAGTAATATTTGATGGCTCGCTTGAAACTTTCTTTGGGGTCCTGGGTGTAAGGATCAGCCTGGCTTAGGTCTAAATTAGTTCGTTGGACATAGTCCCTAGTAATAGTCGCCGCTTTTTCACGGGCCATTCTAGGGACTACTCCACCCTTGTTAGCATCTATAAACGCTAAGCTCTTTTGTGTTGGCTCTATAAAGAACGTAGACTGCCCTGTGTTTTCATTCACCTCGATAGAACGAATTCCTACATCCGGGTATTTATCCCGTATTGTGGACGTTACATCATTGAGGGTTTCTTTTTTCATAATAAGTCTCCTAAGCGTTATCCAGGTCCCTTACCGACTTTCTTCTTCCTATTTTTGCGTCTACGCCACTGTAGGTAGCTTCTATACCTGTTCTATGACGAGTGTAGTCGTCTGCCCAACTCCCAACTGCTGGATTACTAGTACCTGCACCAGACACTGTAGCCCACCAATTTTCGGCAATGAAATCTAGGTCAGTCATTATTCAACTCCTTTACTGAAGTGATTTTAGTCTTTGTACTGCAAGTTCGATGGCTAGGTTAATAAGTGAAGTACCAGCCTCCTTGCCCTGCTCTTCTAACTTGGTTTTAATCATCTCGAATGCTTCTGATCTCTTCTCGTCGCTAGTCATATCCTTAAGAGCGACCTCTTGTACTACGTCAATAGCGATTGCTAGGGCTTTTCTACCAAGCTCAGATAGAATAACCATAACAGCGGGCTTAATCCAAGCCCAAACTTTACTCATGTATAATTTAAATGCTGACCACATAGTGTTACCTCCTCTTTTTTCTAAAAATTCTTTTAAATATTTTTTCCAGTACATCGTCCCAATTGAAAAACCACGACTTCTTTATTACATAGGTTCTATCTTTGAACCCCTTGTTGCCCCGTTCGTCCCTATAAAGATCTTCATTATCTTTAAAAGGTGACTCAGGTTTTACGTTACCTCTATCGTATGGTGTCACTGGTCTGAGGCACCTCTTTTACAGGATTTTTGGCTGCGTCTACTTTTGGAATTTCATTAGGCACCTTTCCGCCTCTTAGTGTTTTAAACATGTTAGAGAGCAGCGTTACAATCTTATCATCCTTGGTACCTTTAGTCATAAGAGCGACGCCTTTTAATAACGTAATAAGGACGTAAAGACTCATCCAGTTAGCACCCACAAATTCTAGTAATATTTTATCAAGAGAAAACATGGAATACCTCCTATTTGTAATAAGGTTAGTTTATTACTTTATTTTCTTCTGTAACAAAGCTGCTGACATGGGGACTGCACCCATTGAGGTTTTTCCACCAACAATATTTACGTTGTCGAAATCCCTAGATGGCTGGTTCCTTAGCCGGATCATGCCTCCTGCATTATGAAGAATTGGTTCCTGATCTCCTTCCAATTCTTTCTCTACCATCCTGGCCCCATGTGCTGCAAGTATTACAGCGGAGTATAAGTCCTTGTTCATTCCCTTGGTGGGTGTATCAAAATGTAATATACCTGTAGCTGTTTGTGTTACTATAATGCTTAACATCTGAGACTTTAAAGTATTTACATTTTCATAACTCACTGCTTCCAAATCTAGTGTCGAGCCTATAGGTGTTTCTGGAAATAAGAGTTTTCTGTCTTCCAACATAGCTTTGGTTGTAAAGTTAGCATCTGAAATCCAAGCTGGGTTGAAGTGTACTAATTCCAAAATGTGTCTTCCTGATAGATGCTTGTGGTCATCATTTGTCCTGTCTATAATGGGTTCATAACCGTTATAGCCCTCTTCCAATAAGTCACATATGGCTTTACCGCCACCACCCTTATCCATAAATATCCTAATTACGTTAAACTTGTCACAAATATCTTGTATAGCTTTAGTAAGATCTTGTGTCTTCTGCTTCTTAAGTTCTAGCACGCCGACGATTCGATTGGGACCACCTGGTGTAACTCTAATAATTACTATACCAGTGCTGGCCGCACCGCCCTGGTTGGGGTCGACTCCTAGAATGTATTGAGACCGCTTGTCGCCTCTCATCTCTATAGTATGTCCGCTTCCAGAAGTACAATCATCTAAAAGAGACGCTTTAAAGAAGCCCTCAGAGTCAGAGATCATGGCCGCTTCATATTCCATACGAAACTCTGCATTAGACATAACACGTCGGGCTTCTGCAATATTTTTCTTATCTAAAAATCCTTCTGGTAAATCCCAGTGAGGTACTTGCCATACAGAGTATGGACACTGTTCTCCTCGTGCTGCTGCCATTTCCATCTGAGACCAGTGGTCTTTCATTCTACGCCACATGTGATTAAATTTATAGTAGCCAGATGAGGTCATAACCATCTTGTTGACTGTTTCCTCTTCGAAGTCTTCAGCAGTAGCAAGACCGAGCGAAATGAGTCTCTGTTGTTGCTCTAGTCTACGTACACGTTCCATAGGAGCCAAAGATGTAGCACCCATAGGACGTACCACCATATCTAAAGTTTGATCTGGAACCTGAGCTAACTCATCTATAAGAATTAAATAGAAACGAGACCCACGAATCTTGTTACCATCACCAAGAGGTAGAGCCTCAATGTAAGATGGAGTCATTCCTGCAACTGATTTAAATTTCAAATAACATGTATCAGAACCACGGGTAGGCTTTTTTTCTGTGGCCTCTCTAAGAAGAGATGACTGTGCATATAGCTTCTCTATCTCAGAGAATATCATTTTGGATTGACGAAAAACTGGAGCGATTAGACCGACACGATAACCAGGCTTCAGCATACAGCTGAGTGCAGCTAGAACGCCTAATGTAAATGTCTTACCAAAACCACGACCAGCCACTGTAATGACATAATCTTTGAACCACATGTCCTCAAAGACTAAACGTTGAATAGGAGCAAAGTCCACACCCAACAAATCATACGCGGCTATACAGGGGTTATTAATATAAAAATTAATTAACTCTTTTCCCTGATCTAAAACATCCTCATAATGTCGGTTTCTTTTATTACTAATCATCTTGGAAGTTACGGTCTTTTACATCAGCGTCATACCTATTACCGTCGTATTCCTCCCTCTGTTTTAACATCTCCTGTTCTTCTTTCTTAAGTTTATCTACCTTTTCTTTTAGAGCCACGCGTTTTTCATTATTAAACGCTACAGCTAAATCCACAATTGAAAAGCCTTTAAACTCATTTGGGTTAACCCTATCCTTGCGTCTTGTGGAAAGACTCTCTTTTATCTTTTCATTCTTTTTTCCAAGCTTCTCTATAGCAGCTGCTGTATCGAGCTGTACTTCTACATTACCTTTACTGCCCTTTAGTAGCCTGAACTCTAGCACCCTATTCTTAGCTAGGTCTAGTATATCATCCATATCACTAGAGGTAAGATCATCAGCATCGAAGTCTTCTAGATAAACACCTACTAATTGATTATATAGTTCCACCTCATCTTCCTCAAAGATTAGGTCTATTGGTAAAACCTCTTTGAGCATCTTCTTAGGTGTGGGTGGATTCTTAGGTCTTCCAGGTGATGCCACTACTGCACCTCCGATAATAAATCTTCTGGATCGATCTCGTTTAGTCTACAGTGTTCTTTAAAAAGATATATTAATTCTGGATTCTCGTTATGACTAAAGAACTCTATATTGTTACCACACGTTATTTCTATCTTACATTTATTACGTATAGCCTTCTCTGTCATTATTTCCATGCTGGCGTCTAGTTCATCACCAACTCTCTGAATCCAATCACACAACTCATCATCCATAGATCCACAATATCTATTAGTAATTTCCTCAGAGATGGGATTCTTCCTGCGGAAATACATTATTAAAGATTTGGATATTTTATCTTTTGTTTCTGGTCTATGTTGCTGACCCGTCTTAGACGCACTTATAGCTCTTTTACTTGCCTCGCTTAGCCTAAAACCTAATGGACGGCCTCTTTTACCACTACCACTACCAGTCAATATTAAGCTCCTCTTCCGTAACATGAGAAACGGTAGAGAATTTATGGCAGTGATTACATATAATACCATGTGTGGCAGTATTACCCCTATAGGGCTTACCACAATTATCACATCTCATATAAGTAACACGTCCCATAGGTTTGGGCGGTTTTCTAAAAGTAAAAGGCAAGTTTTTATGTTCATCAGCATATCTACTTTCACGGTGGATACGCTCGTTGTGCTTTTGTACACCACTCTCAGGCTCATATCTTCGAGGAGTAGCACCAGGCTCTAACACCTGTTTAACCTTAGTGTTTTCTATTCCTTTTTTAACATCTTTTATAAATTCACTATTAACCATTCCTATCTCCTGTAATCTGTCACAATAAACCGCTTGGATACAACAAAATCGGACATGTACAAAGCTAACTCTTCCCTAGTATATTGCTCCATGGGTTTCTTCCATTGTCCTTCTCCCCATGGGCCATAATGAAAACCAACACAGTTGCGTAACATAACATACTGTTCGTCTGTTAGAAGCTCTGTGGCTTCCTGAACCTCATCTACCAACTTGGCAGCATGATCAGGATGATTCTTAAGGGTGTGCCCCGTACCTCTAGTAGGTCCGTATTTCCTAAGATCATGAACTAATGCAGCGGTCAATACTATATCTCTGTTCTTTTCACAATCTAAGCCCTTAACCAATTCATATGCCATGGTAAAAACTTTTTTAGTGTGTACAAGAGTACCATCCGGTGCCAATTCATCAACGGGATGAAACTTACCGCTGGAACTAGACGGGCAGTCTTCAAAGACATAGTCAGGAGCATTTACTATACAAAGTCTAGCAAACTCCCTTATTTTGTGATCGTAAATTCTTTCTAATTCAAAACTAAAATAGTCTTCCTTTTCCTTAGCTGTAATACTCATTAATACCTACCCTTTAATATGGTTTTAGTGTAATATCATCGGAGCGAACACGCACTGTTTCAACGCGAGTTGACTGATGATTGGGGTTATAGCCGGGTTGTTTCCAGCCACCCTCTCTACCCTGGTCACCAGGGTATCTTCCAGCAAAAGTACGAGGATTAATCTCGTTAAACCGGTCTTCTTTTTCATAAGACATAGGATAACGGTCTCTTAACCTAGTAAATTCTGGAGTAGCATATTCTGATATGTCTATCGGCATAATAGTCTCCTATAGTGAATGGGGGTGATCAACACATCTACCTTTTTTAGGATCCCACACCATTCCTGGCGGACAATTTTGCTTCTTTTTAATTTTTACTTTGTACGGATCTGGTCCCTGTTTCGCTTCTTATTCATCCTCTTCGGCTTCTTCAGCGGTATCTTTCTTTTCGTAGGAAGCAAACTCTTCTTCTCTACCTTCCCAGATACCTGAAGATTCCATATTGTTCTGTTTCATAAATCCCATAAGATCCATGGCAAAGCCGGGAATTCCACTACCTTCCCACTCGTAAGAGATACTCATGTACTCATTGTCGCCACGCTTTACAACCATACGAGCTGAGTTGTAACCATCTTTAGATGTATTGATGCTTGTGTACATAACCTCTTCGGGC